ACCGGTACCAGTAAGGTAGATGATGAGTTTGTTACCGATGTATGGCGCATCTTGGATACAGCAGGCAATCTTCTCATTAAGAAACACCACGATTACGGTCCTAAGAACATCAGCCTTAGCCCAGGTGGACCTCTTAATGGTCTGCGTGTACGTATGTGGGACAAGGTCGCCCGAATTAACAACCTTATTGATTCTAACGTTAACCCTAGCAATGAATCTCTGCGTGATAGCTTCATTGACCTTCTAAATTATTCTGCTATTGCAATGATGGTCCTCGATGGGACTTGGCCCGAAGAGTGAGCGACATACATCCAATCATCAACGATCTGGTACCAGCAATGGCTAACAGTATCTTTCAACAGTTTAAGTTATACGTTGAAGTAGATGATGTACGTCAAGAGTGTTTGATGTGGGCGATGAGCCGCACAGATTATATTAACGAGCAGTTAAATGTAGAAGATAACGAAGAGCGTAAGCATAACGAGCAACGTATAGCGTGGCAGATGAGGCGTGTAGCAGAGCGCTACGCACGCAAGGAGAAGGCAGCTAAGGCTGGCTATCACATTACTGATGAAGCCTACTATGAGAGTGCAACTGTTGCTCAGCTTCTACCCTTTGTTATTGCATCTATCATAGACGGTACAGTGTTAGAGCAAGCACAAGAGATGATCCGTGATGGACAACCGAAGGGGTCGTCTAGTCCAGCAGAAGGTGGCAACCTGCTTGCTATGTTATTTGATATTAAGAAGGCTTTCTTAAAGTTAGACGAGAAGCACCGCACAATACTTACCTACCGTTACCACGAGAACTTTACCTTTGCACAGATGTCTATGTTATTAGAGTGCGCCATATCTACTGCTGATCGCAGATGTAATACTGCAATGCGTAAGTTACTCCTTGAATTAGGTGGTGACTCGCCATTCAGATAATGAAAGAGGCCGACCTCTTCGAGTTCCTGAAGCAAGATATCTACCCTGACTTGGTTAAGAGTGAGGGTACTTACGATGCCTTCGACTGTATCAGTTACAAGGCTGGTCACTTCATTGAACTTAAGTGCAGGATTACTCACTACTCAGACCTGCTCATCGAACAGATGAAGTACCGCAAGTTAATAGAACTAGCAGTGCAGTACAACCTGCTGCCGTTCTACATTAACTCCACACCGCTAGGTATCTACTCCTTTGATATCAACGAGATACCAGAGCCAGAGTGGGTTACTCATCTAATGCCAGCGAGTACAGAGTTTGATAACAGAAACAAGGTGCCAAAGATAGTTGGTTACTTGGAGATAGGTGAGGCTATTAAGTTATGATTTATGATTACAAGTGTGATACCTGCAAGTGTGAGTTAAGCGTTGAGCGTAGCATCCACGCTGAGGCTAACGCACCTATCTGCTTTGACTGCCATACACCTATGGATCGTGTCTATGGTGTAGGTGGTATCAAGTTTAACGCACCTGGTTTCTACTCTACTGGAGGGTAATGTGTCTGACTATCCTAATTGGTTTGCTACTGGTGCTCAGCCTAACTTTGCTACGTATCTGATACAAGATGCTGGCTTACCTAACCTAAAGTATCTTCAGCTTGGTGCCTTCACAGGGGACGCCAGTGTCTGGCTAATGGATAACATACTTACCAATGATACTTCCTATCTTACTGATGTTGATACGTGGGAGGGTAGCGATGAGATAGCGCATAAGTCTATGGACTTTGATGATGTTATGAACACTTACCTTAATCGTTTAGGCGACTATGAAAAGTATAATAGATGCTATAACTACCGCACCACTACCACTAACTTTCTCTTATCAAGGTTGGCAGAACAGAGAGAATATCTCGTTGAATACGATTTCATTTACATTGACGCAGACCATACAACAGTAGGTGTCTTGATGGACGCTGAACTAAGCTGGCCTCTGCTAAAGTCCGGTGGCATTATGGCCTTCGATGATCTCACGTGGGGCGCAGACTTGCCTTCCTCTCAATCACCTAAAGCTGGCATCCTCCTCTTTGCTGAGCGCCATAAGGACGAGTTTGATTTGATAGTAGCTAACACTCAGTATTGGATTAAGAAAAAGTAAAACCACACTGGAAGGCAAGTAACAGTGTGGCTCTACTTCTCGGAACGGAGAGGCTAGATTAGTGTATCAACTATCCCTTGAATTATCCACTCAACTACTGGTACTGCCACTGCGTTTCCCATCTGCTTGTATCTAGCTGAGTCTGATTGACCAGCAGTCCAGTCATCAGGAAAACCCTGTAGTCTTTCACACTCTACTGGGGTTAAGCGGCGTACATCGCTCTTATGAAAGAGCGTCTGATCGTTAACAGTTGCAATAGTCAAAGACTTATCCTCCGATAGTAGTGGACCTTTACCTCCACCTGGTTTACCTTCTCGCATACGCATTAGTGTAGCTACCATAGAAACGTTATTCCCTCCTGTACCCATACGTGATGTAAGAGTATTCATAGTTTCTTCTTGAACCCTTGCGCCATCGTGATAGTGAGGATGGAAAACAATAACTGTTGTTCGCACATCTCCATTATCAAAAGCATTTAGTGTAGGCATAACTCCACCTTCCACCCACGTTTCGTAGTCATCAACATTTTGCGCCCGCCTACTCTTTGTGAACCACAACATTGTCTTCAGGTCTTTTGTATGTAGAAGCAGTAAGAGTTGTTACTCCTGGACTGTACTTTGCGAAGCCTGTCTGACCAAAGCTGCTTGCAGCAGATCCGGCAAGGTCTTGCCTCTCTTGTTGGCTCGACGAAGAATCCCTTCGGATGCCTTCTGACTTAAAGAGTACTTCGGCAAGGCCGTCGCTTGTAGAACGTCGCCCAACGATGAAGACTCTTTTCCTGCGCTGGGGTACTCCGAAGTATTGAGCATCAAGCACACGCCATCCAACAGAATACCCGAGGTCAGCCATCGTCCCGAGGACGACGCCAAAGTCGTCTCCTTTGTTACTTGATAACAAACCAGGGACGTTCTCGAGGATGAAGTATTCTGTTTGCGTTTCTTCCACAATTCTTGCAATCTCCCAGAATAACCCGCTTCGTGCGCCAGCAAGACCAGCCCTTTTACCAGCGACGGAGAGGTCTTGGCAGGGAAATCCTCCTGTAATAATTCCTTTGCTTGGATTAAATCCTGCTGCAATTAAGTCACTTCCTTTCACTGTAGTTACATCATCGAATTGTTTTGCGTTAGGGAACTTACGTTCCAGTACTGCTTGGCAGTGTTTGTCTATCTCAACAGAGGCTACAACCTTCACGCCTTGGCGTTCCATAGCTAAGTCAAAGCCACCGACACCAGCGAATAGTGATACACCGGTAATCATTTAGTACCAGTTTCTTCTGTCGTGAAATGCTTTGGCTCGACAAGGTGTGTCGTGTCTGTGAGAAATGTAAATAAGACCTTTGAGGATTTGTTCTCTAGGATCTCGACTTGTTTCTCTAAGTAGTTGAGCAATTCCGAAAGCTGATGAACCTTGTTGGTTCTTTGCGTAGTGGTCAAACCTGCTCTCACGGGTCCAAAGGGCGACAAGACAGGCTTGTTCGCGCTTTCCCCACTTGTATAAGATGTAAGCGTAACGCTTCGATACACGTATGTTCTCACGCTTTTCCTCCATCGTTGCTTTGGTTTTGACTATTGTAATTTTCGGATGGTGATGTGTAAAGATCGTCTGCACCGGTGGCGCGGGTATGAATACCCACACTAATACCAGTGCTGCCGCTAAGATCAAGCCACTTCTTACCTTTTTGCTCATCAAACTGCCTTTCTACCGCTAAGAGTTCTTTATAGGTATCGGGGTAGGCGTGAGCCAACCTGGCAAGAGCACGATCTCTTGCCCTTCTGTAGTTTCTGTGTTGCACAGCTCGCCTTGATGCTTGCGCTATTCTCTTCTCCAACTCATCAGTCATTTAACTTATCTCCAACTACTAGAACAAGGTAGAAGAGTACCATTACGGCTATAATTCCCAGTATCATAGGACACCTGCCAGCGTAGCAAATACAATCTTTGTAATGTCCACAGGTTGGCCCACTAGCATCGCTTCTTCATCATCTGAATCCCAAGCTGATACCAATAGGCGTGAGTTGATAGGGCTACGGCGTAGCCACTTGACCGCCTCTACGGGGTCACTGCCACCCCACTCTGCTATCCCTTGACTATCCACCACCTCATAGAAGGTGAATAGGGGTGATGTCTTCGGGTGGAAGGCTATTACTTCACTCATTACTCATCTCCACATTTTCTACTTGTACAAATAACTCTTCGTTAGGATAAAGTTCTAACATTTCGTGCCAGTTCCACGAATTAGGATTGTATTCAGTTGTAAGTTCTAAGGTAATCTTAAATTTATTCATTGTCCTTGCCCTCTCTCTCGTTTGTGATACCTACACGGCTTAGTGCGTAGACCATACGCTCCAAGTTCTTCATTGCGCCGGCCGCATCAGCATTTAATAGCTGATCCATTGCCACTTTCTCGCAAAGTTGTGCTTTGGCTTGCCAGTATTCCTTAGTTGGTTCACTCACCGTACATCTCCTCCATTGTGTCGTAGCTTTCATTTACATTATCAGGGTCAATATAGATAGCAGCGCCAGCGCACTCCTCCTCATTACAGCAACGGATATTGCAAGGGTCTTCGCAATCCTCCTCGCAATCTTTCCCGTCTAAGTGTTCGTATCTAACCCACTCGCTCCCGCACATCTCGCACTGGTAGCCATAGTGTTCGCTTAGCCCTGTGACTACCGCACCCGTAGCAATAGGGTCATCTATTGGTGGTTCGTAACTCATTTACTCGCCTTCTCCCTCTCCCTCGCCCTCTCACTCTAAGAGGCCGCCTACCTAGCGGTAGGCTACCACACACCGACCCGACAAAGCCGGTGCGTGATAGTCAAACGCCAGGAAAGTCCTCGCCCTCTCCCTCTACAGCTGGACGCACTCCAGCATTGAACCCCAGCACCACCCCGTCGGCGTCGCCCATAGGTTGGCGGTCACTTGCCAAAAGCTCCAAAGCGCGAGACCGATAGCAAAAAAGATCAGACCCGCACGAACCCTTTTTCCTCTTTTGGTAATCATTAAGAAACCTTCATCTCTGATAGAAAAGAATCTGCTATCTCTGTCCAATCCACACGGTAGAGAGAACCGATATCGGTCAGCATTGAAAACAAACCTTGATTGCCTGAGATGTTTTCAAGGGTGAGAAGGTCGTCCTCAATCCAACTGCGAAGGGTTTGCCCTAAGTAATAGGCGTTAATTTCTTCGCCTTCGTCGTGTCCTTCAACCTCTTGGCGTGTGTAGTCGTTTGCCGTTTCGTATAGGTACTGGTCATTGTTGATGTGTAGAGCAGTTGCCCAAGTTTCTCGGTTGCTCCAGCCGTTGTATTCCTCACTCATTGTCTTGCCTTTCTGTTGTCGTTTCTGATGGCCATCATCAGGCACCGAATCACGGTACGACGCCCCGAAGGGCGTTTCGGCCTAGTTTGGGAGTTCTTCTTCTGTTAAATCCCAACCAACAGACTCGTGCCAAAGTTCATCCATTGAAAGAGTGAAGGCATATTTGAGCCACTTGTCGGCACCTGCTTGGGTGATTTTGTCTGCGGTGTCGTCGTCTAGTTGTTCATACAAATACCAAAAGCGCTTGGTGAGGTCTTTGTATGCGTTCAGGATTGAGTTTACTTCGTCGCGTACTTCTTGGTTTTCCATTAGTTGATTTCCTTTGCAGTTAGGTTCTTGTCCTTCATTGTTTGGATGATTTGTTCTGCTTGTTGTTTTGGGGTTAGTCCTTCGTCAAAAAAGACATTTTCTCCTTCGTAATCTTCGTCATCTTCGTACATACCCATCCCCAAAGGGTTTGCGTAGATGTAGGACTCTTCGCCCGTTTTGATGTAAACGCACATTGTGAATCCACCAGTTTGGACAACATCTGCAGGAGTTCCCAAAGCGATTAACTCTTCTGCGATTTGGCTAGTTCCTTGCTCTTCGGAAGCACTTGCACATTGGCAGGCGTAACATCCGCCCATCCTTGTTTCTTCTTTTGTAGGGTTTCCGTCTTTATCTCTCCACACGCGTTTGATTTCTACAATGTGAGGATGAGAAACAAAATCTTTGCAAGTTGCAGGGATAGTCATTAGTTGAGTCCTCTTTCCAAGTCGGCACGGATTGCGCTGGTGTTGTAGGTATGTTCTTCACCGTTTAAGTTCATTGGTTCTTCAATCTGCAAGCAGAGTGTGTCCATTAGTTCTAAGAACTCTTGTTCTGTTGGTGTTCTGTCTGTTGTAAATGTAAGAGTTATTTTGTGAGTCTGATCTTTTTTTACATCTTCGTTTTGCATTGTTGCCTCTCCTGTGGGCTTGTCGGTTTCCCACGGTCTAAGGGTAGCAGAAGATACGGGTGTCTACCCCACACAAGACACAAAGAAAGAAGGGGCAAAATCGAGCTTTGTTACTGGTGAGTAGGTTACTGGTGAATAGGTTACCAGGCAGTAACTTAGCTCGTGGCGCCAATAGTTGGGGCGATTGGTTGGGTTTGTTTGGTTGTTGAGTCTGATCTTTTTTTTGGTCTTTGGTCGCCTTGATTGGGTCGGTGGTTTGGGTCAGTTGGTCAAGGTTGGTTGGTCATTAGGTCATTGTTTAATTAAGGGTGAGGGAGATTAGGGGTGCCGGAGGGTTAGTCAGCCCCACCGTTTTTTCTAGCCAACAGGGCAACAGGGCAGGGCAGGGCAACACGTGGCAGGGCGGAAAACCGACACGGGGTTGTTGATTTTGCCCGCGTCCTTTACTGTACTCCCCAAATAAATATATTTCCTAAAGTGAAATGGTGATCTAGTAAAACCGCAGGTCAGCTATTAAAAACCTGTGATGTGTACCACAAATATAAAATATTTTTTACCAACGCGGGAAATGAGTTAAATTTCCTGCCTTCTATATAGTAGGGGCTGTAAGCAGGGGAAGCCCCGAATGGTGCGCTACGCTACCGCTCCGCGAGTCCCCTAAGGACGAGCGCTGACTTACCCCTCACTTCGCTGTGGCTCGTTCGGGCGCTAAGCCCGACCAGTACCTGCAGTCGCAGGTTTTAGTTGGGATAGTTCTATCAAATTCCTAAACCGGTATTTTATTAAAAATATCCTCAAGCCGGTATAAACGAAGAAGGCATTCCGCGCCATCCGGCGCTTTGAGGAGATATACGTGGCAGAGAATTCCGCCGACATAGCCAAGAGAATTATTCTGGCGGCTGTAGCAGAGGGTATGACCATAGAGCAAGCCTGCGCTTCAGCCGGTAAGTCTATGAAGACGTATGAGTACTACCGTCGTACCGACAAAGTATTTACAGATAAAATTGATCGTACCCGTCTCGGCCTCAAGGACAAGTCCTTTGCCTCAGGCGATGTTCACGATATCAGCTTTGAAGAATTCCGTGAGCGCTTTCTGCACTCCAAGACTTTTGCCCATCAGAAGAACATCGTAGATGTCATCGAGGGCAGGCAGCCTAGTTGGTTACATCCTTCTATGAAGTATGAGCCAGGTGTTGCCAATAACCGCATCCTCATTAACATCCCGCCAAACCACGCCAAGTCTATGACGATAACCGTAGACTACGTAACGTGGATGGTAGCTCAGAACCCGAACTTTAGAGTCTTGATTGTTTCCCAGACTCAGCGACTAGCGGCAGACTTCCTCTACGCTATCAAGCAAAGACTTACCCA